TCTTTTCAGCCTCTGTTACTGCTGAATTAGATCTAGCAGGGATTACAGAGTACTTAACATTCTGAGGTAGAGGTCCAGTCTTTTCTTTCTTAATGGTAATATCATAACCAGAATCATCATCTGCTGGATTACCATAATCTGGATTTGTAGCATAGTCTACAACTTGCTTATAAATAGTAGAACGAAGATCTAAAATTTTTATCTTACCATCAGTCCTATCAATTACGTTACAAATGTAAGCGAACTGTGGCTTTTCTGCATAAATATCTTCGCTAATTTCCTTCATAGGATCTTTAATAGAATCATTAAAAGATTCCTTCTGCCTATCAAAACGTAGACAATCTACAGGCATCTTCTTGCCTTCTGTAGTAACTACCCAATAAACATAACGAGGTAAAACTTCACCGATAAGCCTTAGTCTCGTATCTCCAATACCAATATTAATTCTTTCAATTTCTTTACGTGCTGAGCTGTTAGAGCCTGTATTGCCCTTTGCCTTATCCCAAGATACCATTTGTGTATTTCCTTTTCCTGTTGAACTAAGTTCTTTGAGTGTATGTATTTTCTAAGATAAAAATAATCTTATCTTTTTCAATACTAATAAATGGATTATTTTTAATACCATCTATTTCTTTAAGTTTAAAAAAGTTTCTATTTACATAGTTAACTTTTTCATCATTTCTTCTATGTGATAGTAACCATAAATACTGAATTTTATGAGATACGGGTACTACTGATAGTAGAAAATTTGGATTAGTAAAATAACTTTGAGCTTCTTCAATGCTATATTGATTAAAGATTTCAAAATTCTTATTTATAACTAAATATTTGTTTAACCAGTTAGGTATTCTATGAATATTTAATTTTTTTACTAAATCTAATGAGCTATTTGCTATCTTATTATTATACTTAAATGTTGAAGCATAAGTCAATATAATTATTGAATCATAATCTTTTTTGGATTTTTGTAACAATTCATGCCAGTTGAAATAATACATTATTATAAAGAATAACCTCTTTGTATATACCAATTACGCCTATTATTCTGTTGTTTAGAAACAATAGCCCCTGTTAACCAAAAATCACAAACTAAAGGTCTTTGTTTATCTACATGCTCCCTAATAATTCTTCCTATTCTTTGTTCTAGCTTAATAGGATTATTAGATGGAAAAATTAAAAATAGAGTATCTAATCTATGACAAGATATACCTTCATCAAATAGTTTTGTAGTTAAAACTACTTTATATTTTGGACCTACGTTTTCTAATACTTCTTTTCTTTGTTCTTCAAGAGTCCCACCTATCATTAACACAGAATCGGGTATAATTTTATTTAGTTCCCTTAGCCAATCTAGACGTTCTCCTAAAATGAGAATACATCTACCTTGACTGACTTTTTCTATGGCTTTTTCAGCAATTAGCCGGTGCAACTCTGAGTTTAGAGCTAATTTATTTGTCTGCCTACTCCAATCTCTCTTAGGGTCTAAGACATTGAATCTTATGCTTGTTTGAAATATTTCAACTTTTGGTATAGCTAGTACGCGCGGATCTTCTGCATATGCTTTAAAAGTAGTAAAGTAATCTTCTAAAACAATATGTTTTCCATCTTTTCTTCTAGGAGTAGCACTAATTGCTATTTTTGCTCTACAATTAATAGAATTTACAGCTTGTGAGAACATATCAGCAGGGCATAGATGTGCTTCATCTACTAATAGTAGTCCAAACTTATCGTGTAACTCATCTATATTGTTTAATACACTTTTATATATTCCTACAGTAATCTCTTGTATGTCTAATAGCCCATCCCCAACTTTACCAATTTTTATTCCTGGTATTTGTTTTTCTAATTCGTCAATCCATTGTCTAAATAGAAGTTTCGTATGTAATAAAATAAGAGTTGGTTTATTAGCTCTAGCTATTAGATTACAACCAACATATGTTTTACCCCAACCACAAGGTGCTTGGAATAAACCACTTCGTATTCTATCATTGATTTGAAAAAAAGAATCGACCATTACTTGCTGTTCTGGTCTTAGAGATCCGTTAAAAGAAAAATTATGGATAGCATCTTCGAAATTTCTAAGATCTTCTATATTTTCAATTTTAAGTTTATGGTAGGAGTTACTGGGAACTGCATAAACACCGTTATTTTCATTATACTCATATGTATAATGAAAATCATCTACTATCTGATATGTGTAAGCTTTTTCAAAAGCTGACCTATCTTCTATATCTTCTTCTTTGATATATATTTTATCAGATATTGTAGCTGATTTTATGTTTAGTTTATGATTCATTTATATCCATATTTTATCTTTGTTTGTTTTTTCATCAGTTATACCTAAAAAATACCAATTTTTATTAATATAAGTCATTTTTCCATAATAAAAAGAACTATTATCAGTTATTTCAGATATATTTTCTAGCTCAAGTTTAAAAGGATAGCTAATATTTTTAAACCATATATAGGGTAGTTTTATTTTTGTTATTTCTCTTTCAGAATATTTAAATTGTTCTTTTATATCTAGAGTATGTATATTACCTAAACTGTCTATACCAATTTTGCAATTGGATTTTATTAATTCTTCAATATTTCTAATAGTAAAATCAAATTTAAGCCTTTGATAATCTTTTCTAGAATCTAATTCTATTAATCTACTTAAATAACTTTGGTTTTTTATATTTTTATCATCAACAATAAATTTTTGATTATTTATCATAACAAATATTTTATCTAATGTAAACTCGAACTTAACTAAGTCTTTTAATCCAAAAATTGGAAAATTTATCTTACTGAATTTGCTCATCTTTTCTGTGTATAAAAGTTATTCCATTTAAATGATCTAACTCATGTTGATAGCATCTAGCTTCTATGCCAGACATTTTTTCAATTATACGATCACCTTTAAAATTAGTATACTCAGCAATAATTTTAGAAGGCCTTACTAGAGTTACTTCTTTTTTTGGAAAACTCAAACACCTTTCTGTTATATTTACTTTATCATCTGACGACCAAGAGATACTTGGATTAATACAAGTTATGATTTTATCGTCTTTATACATAATAAACATAGCTTCTGATCTACCAATTTGATTAGCAGCTATACCTATACCATCTTGCTGTTTCATTACTTTTATTAATTTATCTCTGAGCATTTTTATGCTCAGAGATTTAGGATTTTCAACTTTAATAGATTGATTGTATAATCTCTCATCTGTTAAAGGTATAAGATTATTCACTTATATTCTCCTTATCCCAAGCAATCTTTCTACAGGATATAAAGCCATAGTTACAGATTTTTTCTGATTTCCTCCTAGTGCTTTAATATATTGTTTATTGTTAATATACTCGTAGCCTACGAAAAAAGCTACATGTCCTGATTCGGCAGATGTACCTCTTTTAAAGACTACAATATCACCTTCTTCGGGAGCTTTAACTTTAGTTCCATAAGATAAAAAGCTTCTAGCCATTAAGCTATTAGTACCTTCATAACCAGTGTCTTTTAAAATTGCATTCATAAATGCGGCACACCAAGCTGTAGATACAGGATCTATTTTTGTATTATTACGATCACTTAAATACTCTTTTAGTTCTTTTCTATTTTTATTAGTACTAGCACCTTCCCACTCTCTTGCAATACGAATAGGCTCTGCTGGCGGGGCTGGTGCGGGGTTTTGTCTACGAAAAGGTTGTTCTTTTGTTGTTGATTGTGATACTTTTGTATTAGGAACATAAGTAGTTAAATCAACAATTTCTAACTTTTGTTTTTTTACAGTTGGTTTTTTTATTTGTGGAGCAGTTTCTAATTGATTCCAACCTGAGAAAAAATTAGAAGATTCTACTCTCATTTTTTCTTGTCTAAAAAAACTAGCTGCCGTATCTTCTTCCGTATTGTAGGCTATTATAATTTCTTTAGTGACTTTTTTTGAACTTAACTTATTACAATATTTTGCAAGATGTGCGTATTTAGTTTGAGCACTTAAATTACAGTACTTTTCAGCTTGTTTTGCAGATATTTTTTTAGGCTCATTAGCTACTACTTGGGTGGTAGCACTTAATAATATACCTAATATCAGTGCTGATTTATATAATGTTTTCATAAATATTCTCCCTAAAACTTGCTTGCGGGCAAGAAGTTTCCCCCTTTGATTGTATCTCTATTACTAGAGTATTATATTAATAATACTCTAGTATAGCCTATTAGTCAACTTTTAAATGACAAAAGTTGCTAATAGATTAAGT